ATTATTACTATTTTCACATGTTATAGTTTTGTAAATATATTGACCATATAAAGATAGTGGAATTCCAGTTATGGATGATATCCAGTGTCCTACTTTATTAAAAGATACTCCGGTAGTTACAATTTCTGTATTTGTAATAATTTTCCTCATGTGGCAATAGCCACTGGAATCTGAAAGTAGATCTAGATACCAAGTATTCTGAGCGTCCACAATTTGAGTTTTATCCTTAACTTTTGCATAAACACTATTACTATCCCCGGAAACTATAATAAGTCTATAGTCCTTAGTAATTTTATTATCATCAAAATAAGACGAATCTGCTCTAAATAAATTATTTTGTGTAGATCTACTATTGTAGATATTTAATAAATCTATTTGAGTTCCAGAAACCGAAATGGATGATAAAGAATCTTTTTTAACAAGTATTCTTAATTCAGAATTACTATTATTGTTTACTCCGGATATTAAGAAAGAATCTCTTATTTCTACTATTCCGGTTCTTAAATTATTTGAACTATCATTTTGAATAATTATATTATTAGAAGCATCTATTGAAGATAATAAAATTCCAGTTAGTGGAATATTGTCTATATATGGTAATGTTATCGATGGGTCATTCTTAAACGATAAGCTAATAGGATCTCCTGACTGGAAAGCAGCATCTGCTGGCAGATTAATGATTACATTTGAATCATTAGGAGATTGTACATATCCGGCATAATAAGTTTTACCAATATTTTTTTGTATTAAACCAGTAATATTGGGTGGATAATTAATGTATTCTTGATAAGGCGCTGTGTTGCTATATTCTTTAATATATCCTCCTACTATATTTAACGATTTATTTAGTACAGCACCACTATTAGTGATAATATCAAAATTATCAACAATAATATGAGCAGGAAATGAATTGTATCCTATATTGGTATTACCTGTTGAATGCACCCAATAATAAACATTATGTAAATCTGGTATAGCTTGTTTATCATATGTAGGAAATGGTATACTAGAATAATAATTCATATATAAAGCCAAAACTGTAGATGAAGGAATAATATTAAGTCCAATATCTGAATTATTAATAAGAAATGACGTTTGTGAGGTGCTATTTTTTGGAGTTGTATATGAAGATATTGGTAAATTAGTAATAGCATCTTTAATAGTGTAATAAAAAGATTTATTTCTTTGGTTATCCTGTATAGCCCTATCATTAGAAGTTTCGCCATATGCTAATCTGGAAACAACAGAAAAACTTGAATTAGGATAAGAATAATTTTCGGCTCCAGGAGGATCGTCAGCTAAATCTAGAGTTGGTGTTGGTATAACTATGCCGCTAACTCTTAAGAATCCAGTTTCGTAACAAGTATTACTAAATTTAATAATATATGGTTCTGATCTTTGTCCTGGTATTAATGACATTGTTATAGCATCATTCAAATCAAAATTACCTGAATATATCCTTGAACTTGTTGATTGATCCACTTTTATTCTCGAAGTAAAGGATGGTTTCATTTTTCCTAAAAAGCCATACTTATCTTGTTGATAAACATAAGATCCTCCACCAAGCAATCCCGTAGTTGTTAATAAAGAAGGTGATATGACTTGAAAACCGTCACTTGAACCATTCTTATAGTCTATATCATCAATCTGTTTATTTTTAATAAGATTATTGTATATTTTTAATATTTTTACCCATCCTGTAGTATTTTGTGAATAACTACCATTTGCGGTTATTCTTAATATGTCTGTTGGGCTGCCATTATCTGTTAATCTTATTGCTGTGTTTATTCCATTTTGAGCACTAAGTGTGTTATCGAATTCAAGATATATATCTTCTGAGCTGGTTATAATTTTATTTTCTGGCAATAAACTTGATTTTGTTCCATATCCACTAAAAGAAATATCATTTCCTCCAGTCTCTACTCTATAAATTCCAGTAGAATAAAAACAATTAGAATGAGGAAGTATACTCAAACACATCATCGATTGTGGTGATATTGATGGTCTTAAGATATCTTGTGAATTATCTCCACTTTGACCAATAATCTTGGAGCCTAAGGAACCAATTGCTCCATTATCAGATATTAATCTTGGACTATAGCTATATCCACTATTAGCAAAATATATTGTCATATCTGTTGCTGATGTTTGCATAGCTCTAGAACCATCCGTGAAAGTTATCGTTTTTACACCAGAATTACCCCTAGCGTCAACAACAGCTATCTTTAATTCATTAGGATAATTACTACCATTTGCAAATTCTGTAGGATATCCAGTTATTCTGAAATAACTAGGGTTAGTATTACTATATGGTAATGAATAATTTATTCTACCAGCATTTAATGGATTAAATTCAGGTACGAAAGCGGTTTCATGAATTAATTTCAATCCTTGTGGTAATGATCCCCAAATAATTAATCCAGAAAATCCAGTAGGACTAGGACACTTATCTCTATTAACGGTTTTATAGTACCATCTATCAGATGAATATGTTTGACATTGTGGATAAAGTGTTGTTTCCGAATCTCCTGACCAAACTGGATTTGGAAACGCTTGATCTTTTTTGTACTTGATCATACTATATTTAATATCATAGTGACCATATCCAGTAATTATTTGATTATCTTTTTTATCTCTTGCAATTATAGTGATAGGGAACTCTGTATCTGCTATACATGATTGGATACCACTAAATTTGAATTCCCATGTTTTGCTTGATGCGTCCCATTTTTTCTCTCCAAAACATTGATTATTAGTATTTATATTGCCATTATCAAGAGAAGGGTCGTATCCTGTGCAGGGGGTTGGAAAACCCTGGAAAAATATTTGAGGAGGATAATTAAAGTCTTCCAATCCACCGGCCGTATTAAACGTTATTGCCCATGGATCACCTCCAGGTTCTGCTTCATAAGGATTGCTGATGGCTCGAACGTTATTAATTACTAATGGAGAAAAAACAGCATACGCACCCTCTGTTTCTACCATATTTAATTTACCAGCAACAATAATTTTTTCATCAAGAATACCTTTACATGATATTTCAAAATCATTATTATTATTATTAATTCTTGTTCTAGCATCCCATTTATTCGTAATTGGTTGACCGCTAAAATATGTTTCCCATACATTAGTATGTTTATCATATTTTTTGTGTATTACAACCGAATTAGCTATCGGATCTCCTTGCGTACCTCCATCTTCTATCGAAATAGATGGACTTTCTGATGATGAATAAGGAGTATCTTTAATATCAACATTAAATTCTAAAGAATTATTAGGAGTAAGATATTTATCTAATCTGATATTAGCCATATATGGTTTTTTACTAGTAATATAGTTTATATATCCGGAATACGATGAAGCATCATCCTCAATATAAATATACAAAGGATAAGATCCTGTCACAGCAGCATAATTTCCGTAAAGATCTTGTGTTCCTGTTACTTTTATTTTCCACCAATTATTTGTAAAATCATATTCATAACCAGTATTATACTCTATTAATTTTGTTTGTCCATCCATCAAATAATTACCGTTGTTTGGAATGTTGCCCAAATATACTTTGGGTGGATAATCATATCTTTTTGCAGATCCTCCGCCCTTGACATAAAAATCAACAGCCCATGGTTTAGTATCTATAAAATCAAGAGGCTGAACTAGTTCTGATGAATCAACATATATCGGATCGTAAATAGTTATATTTAATCCTGTTTCTTTAGTTGTTGTAATAAGTTGATCGCCAGACGGTTGTTGAATTGAACCAGATATGATCGGCTGATAAAATCCTATATTTCCATTAATATTAGCCCTATATAATAGAGCTGGAAAATCTTGTTCTGGATAAGATATGGTAACGTTATTTATAGATAGATTACTCGAAACATTTTTAAAACTTAAATTAAACCAATTATCACTATCTATAAATTCATTGAATGGCACAATAAAAAATAGATCTGTGCTACTGTCTGAGCTATAGTTTATATTATAATTGCTTTTAAGAGCCCTAAATGAAATATCATATGGCTTTTGTTTTGAACTATCATCAAATATTTTGAGCACCCCTGTGATGGTAGCCGTTTGGTCTCCTTTGGTAGCAGTTATAACTGGGGCAAAAATTCCAGTTTGGCTAGATTGTCCATTGACACAATAAAGTTTCCAGTCTCCATTAATACCATTATCATTTATACCAGCTGATAGTGGCTCATAATATGAGTTACTTCCTATATTATCTATAGAAATACCTATTCCTTCTAGAGGATTTTGTCCATTATCATAGACTTCAAAGTATAATCTCCAATTAGTACTAGAACTTGTTATGCCGTATATAGTATTCTCAATGTTTGTGATGGTTAATGGAGCTATAACTTCCAGATAATAATTCTTATTTTTACGATCACTTTGATCAGCAACTCTGATAATTATTTGTTTTTGAGCATATTCTTTTGGTATTGCTTCACAATCAACTATTATTTCCCATTGTTTATTTATATCATCATATATTATATCATCAGTTCTTATAGAATAATTTTTAAGTCCCAATATATTTATATATGGAATATCTTTTCTTGGATTTTGACTCGGATCTGCCCAATTACCGGCGCCTCCGGTAGTAATGATTTTAAGTTGGTATGATTGATTAATATTGATTTCTATTTTATTATCAATAGTAGCAGTAAAGATATCATTAATACCATACTCCACTTCAAAATCCAGCTCAATAGGTGTCAAAATTATAATATCTATAGACTCCTGAGAAGTATCTCCATTATATCCTATAGAAATTGATTCATTTTCTAATACTTGCGGTTCTGTTTGGTTATCTATTTCAATCAAATGTTTCCATCTATTATTAAAACTATTAAATTGTGAAAATTTATTAGAGTAAATATTTGAAGAAGCTGTTGTTATCGATGGAAGTGTAAAAATATTATTATAATTAGGATTTTTATTGGTTTTTATATTATCAGTAGAGCTATCTATTAAATAAACTAATCCATAACTATTGATATAGTCTGAATTATATGGCATATTAAAACTAATAAAATTATTTAATAGTTTATCATTAACTGTATACAATCCATTTAAGGCTGATCCACCATCTATAAAATCTAGATAAACAGAATCCACAGGATCAAATCTATTTATATTCGATATGCCAGTGATATGCACACACATAGTTCCGCTTCTACATAATGATGGTGCGTTATGTACGAAATATGTTCCAGTTAAAGGGTGGTCTATAAGTTTGCCGGTAGAGTCTCTTTTCCAGTATTCATCTTTTGTTCCATGAGAATGAAAGTATATATTATTTAATGGACTATAAACTGATCCGTCTTGATATCCAATATATTTAATATCATATCCAACGAGATTTTTTTGTAATGCTTTTATAGTCTTTAGTCTCAATGCAGGATCATCTTCTATTAGTTCTAGAGTATAAAATAGTCTTGGAACAGGAATTCTGGATCTATATGTCAAAGATCCCTGACCATATAAATCTACTCCAGCATCATCATTTTCAAAATATGTTTGAACTCTTAATGATGGTCCAGATAGATTAAAATTAAATAATTGATCATCATTAAAAGTATACGGTATATTCCAATTATTATCTGAGTAACCAAAAATTTCGTAAGAATAATCACTAAGATAAAACAATGTTGCCTCTACAACAGTATCTGCTGGGCCGACAAATGGTTCTCTCAGAGTTAACGAATCAGGATTTAATGTCTTATTTTCTATGAGTCCAGTAAAAAATATAAAATTATTTGTATCATTATTTTTATATAATCCGCTTATTGGCATATTTAAAAATGTTTTATGGTTACTTAATGATAAATTACTTATGGTATTTGAACCACTAGTCATAGTACCATAAAAATAATTATGAGGAAGAGTAGTATAATAGTTTGGACCGTAATCTTCGGTATAGAAATTTCCAATATTAGTACCTTGATTCAAAGATATTTCCTCAAGATCATTCGGATTAATACCTGTGGGTAAAGGTCTAAAAAATTTCCCTTCAAATCTAACGGCAGTGTCAACTCCAGTAGCTGCTAGTTTTCTATAAGCAAAATGAGCATCAATATAATCATATTCTTCTCTATCTATATCATTTATTTTAAATTTCAATGGTTTATTATTAAGATTATTAGATAAATCGCTAAAATAAACTAATAGCTTATCATTAATGTTAAAATAGTCATGTAGTCCACTCATCCTGATTTTATAAATTCCGAAAGTATCTGTTGGAACCGTTGTCCAAGAATCTGCTGGTAACTCTCCATTCCAAAGTTTATCTTTATTTATTTCTTCTAATAGTTGATTTTTATCGTCATTTATTACTATTTTATGTCCAGTAACAGCTACTATATTGAATAATCCAGACTTTGGTGTTCTAGATAAATTATTTACTGAATATTGTTTTTCAATATATGTATAGTAACATATATCTCCAGTAATAACTGGAATATGAGGCTCATAATCATTATATGTATCATTTTCTAAAACTATGATATTAGAATCATCAAACATAAATGAAGTATTTAAAGATATTATACCAGTAGTACTAATGCCGTCTGTTTCGTCTTTAATATGAAGACCGGTAATTCTAGAGTATGGTATATTTAGCGTATCAGGAATACTTGATAATGTATATAATAATCTCCCTGATGGCTTCGTTTCTGCATCTTGTCTAAATTCTACAGAGAAATTGCCTGTTGTAAAATATCCATCAAAACTAGAATATTCACTTGGTAATAAAAATTTAAGTGGGATTTGTTTTAGAGAATTAGTTTCATAATTTATTGGTAAATATCCATGATCTTTATCTAGTGTGAATAATGCGTCTCCTCCTGTGGAAACTCCAGAGTCAGGCATGAGATGGTAGGAGGTAACTTTGAATTCTCCTGGCATAGCATCGTACGTCACATAATTGTCGCTCACTGGTATCAAAGCATTAACATTATCTTTATTTAAGAAATTAATATAAACAGATTCGTCATTTGCGACATTTAACGGATCATCTGTGGTTATACTAACGGTTCCTATTCCATAATCTGTATAAAATTTAACTGTTCCACTAACATAGGCACCACTTTCTGATACTGGATTATATATACGTTTTAAGAATAATTGTTTATCATCAATAATAGATAATATTTCATAATTATTATTTAATGGAATATCTCCACTATATGTGATAAACACACCAGTACTATTACCTGTAAAAGATGATGACATAGTTATATCTTGACCATTCTGAGAGATCGATATAACTGTATTATTTAATGCAAATCCTGGAACTGGAGAATGTAAAACCATATCTGTATGTATTCTACCAATTTGTGGAGGATAACATCCTGTAATAATATTAGAATTATTGGTTAAATTTCCACTAAAAACATTTTTTGCTCCAAAAAACTTAATATATGGATTATATCCACTCAGTATACTATTGATGGTTTGTGAACCAGATATCCAAATCAATCCAGTATCAGAAATTGATGGAAACTGTGTGTAGATACCATTATATTCTGTAAACTGTGTTGATCTATCATATACTCCACTATAGTTTCTTTTTTGATTTAAAGTAATATTTCCAGTACTATTAAATAATGGTGTTATAATAACAGGATCAAGATCAAGATCTGGATTATTGGTATCTAGTCTCAAATAAATTCCAGAATCACTTGGTATAAATGAGTTATTAGATCTAACAAAATCTCCATAATCAATAGTATCTATAAAAAAAGCTTCAGAAGATAAGAATCTATTAAATCCATATGTATATGGAGTAAAAAATAGTTTAATATCTGTTCTGCCTGCCGCATCTTCAAAAATCATAGGATCAATATATATATCAGATCCTATAACATCAGTTATTGTAAATATTCCAGAATTACAAAAAGTAGTATCTATTTCATCAGCATGTAATGAAGAAATATTTATTTTCATACCAGGATTTATATATTTATTTAAATTACTAACTTGTGTTTGTATATATGAATTATTAGGAGACGATACTACGATTGATCCACTGAATGATCTATTATTGGTATATTGTGATCCACTTAGTGAATTATCCGAGATAAATAAATATGCTATAGAATTATCTACTAAATATCTACCAGACCATGAATGATCTATAATAGAAAAATTATTTTTATCATATATCGAATGTACCTCGTATGGCCCAGATGCCATCGTAAGAGGATTTCCAGATAAGCCAAATATATTCACTAAACACCCAGTAACCATTTTATGATTATAAGATTTAATATCTATATATTTTGTATAATCATATGACGTTGACCACCCAGAGGATATAGGTTTATCCATAGTCAATATTATTTTACCATCATATGTCTTATCAAAATGTCCATGTTGTTCTGTAAGTTCTGGTCTAATTTTTAAAACTGGATTTAAGTTTTGAATTTGTAAATCATTGTTCTCTATTGGTGGATATAAAACATGAAGTTTTTTATATTCTGTATCATTAGATCCTAATTTTAAGCCATAAATATAATCTCTAATTTGAGAATCATTATGTATTTCTGTTTTAGTATCTGGTTGTATTAAATAGTTTGTTCCATTTATATTTTTAATTATTCCACTGCTAAAGTTAAATGCTGCAACACCAGTTCCGCCGTACTTACTAAAAATTAATTCTATATTATATAATATAGTTTTATTATTTGGAATATTAATATCTGGAGATAATTTTTGCCAAGTATCTTGTGTATCTCCTTTAAAACCTATTGCAGTAGTTGATAGTTGACCGTGGTATAGTCTAGAATTATTATATCTCTCCTCAAAAGCTCCTATGCTAAATTGATTTTCTATCCATGTTGTTCCATGTTTTCCCATAGCAAATGAATAATCAGAATTGACCAAAGATCCAGAATTTATTCCAACGCTATCATATCCATTAATAGTATTATTTTGACCGACAGCTAAAGAATTGTCGCTATTGATTAGGTTGTCCATTCCGATAGCAGTACTATTTGTACCAACTATAGGATTATTGTCACCTACAGATAATTCGGCAGAGGCGGTATTCGGATTCTGTATGATGATTGATGAACCTGACTGTTTTACTATGGATGAGGATACTGTTCGACTAATGCCAGAATCCTGATCAACACCCCTATCATCAAACATAGCAAGATAATGATCTTCACCTTCTAGATTAGTAACTGTAACATTTTGATAATATAACGTTCCGGTTAAATTTTCAGCATTTGTATAATAATCACCATGATTACCGTCTAGAAAATCTGCATTAAGATCTGGAATTAAATTATTATTACCATTAAGAATTAGAGCCGGTCCATTGTGATTAAAACTAGAAATATCAATATATCTATTAACAGATAATGGACTATTAAAATATTTTAATCCACTAATTATTTGATTCGAGGTTAAACTAACATATTTTTTATCAGCAATATTTTCTAACAGTACTACGGATTGATCTCCATCTAAATTACCAAGCAAAAAGATACTAGAAGCATCTCCACCGTCTATGTCTATATCATATCCATTTTGACTATCTCCTCCGCCAAGTCCATTTTCTCCTGTTCCAAAAATATTTGTTACTAATCTTAATTGATCCATGTTAGGATAATATGCTAATATTCCTGTTCTTGGATTTATTGTTCCATAAACGAAACTAAATCCTCTTGGATCACTAGGAGTTAAACTACTATTTTCTGCAGCAAAAATTGGGAGATTATCTTCTAATGTTAGATTCCCATTTCTTAGATTTAAGTCCCCATATAAATTTATATTACCATAAATATTATCACCAGTTACACTTACTGGTCTATATCGTAAGGCTCCTGTGATATCTGAATAGTCGAGTCCTGTTCCATTTATAACCAATCCTTTAGAATTTACCGTTACTTTAGTATAGATACCGGTATTGGTAATGCTATTAGGAAGTATTGAAGTATTTATAGTTCCAGTGAGATTATTAAAGTTTAAAAAATAAGTAGAATCTTTACCATCTAATTTATCAGCATCTAATAAAGATCCTGATCCATCATTGCCAGAATGCCATGGGGTGAATCCGAGAATATTTATTATATCTTGAGATGTTAAATTCACTCCTGAAATTACTCTGCCTTTAGAGTCTGTTGTTATTTTGCTATATGTGCCAGCTATGCCGGTTGAGCTTAATTCTATTGCATTTTCAGAAACTATAACATCTTGAGATGATCCTATATTTAATACTATTGAACCATTTGGTAAACTAACATTTCCCCCTCCAATTAAGCCTGAGCCAGCAACTATATTTATTGTTGATCCACTAGTTACTATTCTACCAGTGGCTAATGGAAAAGATGATAATTTTGTTCCATCATAATAAACTAAATAATTAGTTAAAAAACTACTATTATTAGTTCCACCTTTTGATATTCCTAATATACCAGAGATATTACCAACAGTTAATTCTACTCTACGAGCAATAGTATCATCAATTAAAATTTGATTATTATTTGTTGTTAATCCTTCTCCAATATTAACATTCAAAGTAACCTGTGAACCATTTTCAACTTTTGATAATCCTGTTCCAGCTATAATACCAGTGATAGCATTAGCATTATTAATTGATAATATATCATTGAAAGTATAATCAGAACTACTTAATTTATCACCATCAAAATAAATAATTTTATTATTTACGAATGAAGTATTATTAGTTCCACCACTACTTATCGGCAAAATATCAAAGGTGGTAGCATCTTTTCCTGGTAATCCTTGAATGCCTTGAGGACCAATATTTCCTTGTGGACCTTTGGAAATATCTATAATTTTAATTTGGTTTGTCGAATTATCAGTTATTAGGATTCTTGTCGTTATTAATGACTCAGGATCCTTTTGTTGTGTTATAACTAAATATTTATTCGAATTATATGTTTCTGAAACATTGACTATTGTCATGGGCTACATGTTCCACAATCGCTTTGAATGTCTGTGTTGCAAGTGAACTCTGTATCATCCTCAACATTTCTAGAAACTAAACCAATAGTTCCTTGAAGAATTCTAAAGACCTTTCTTCCTCCACCAGAATAAAGATCGTTTGGTTCTTGAAGCTCGAAATCATATCTTGCCCCACCAAAAGTTAGTGAACTAGTGAAAGAAGCACTAAGTTTAAATACTACTTTTCCTAATAATGGATCTATAGTTAACTCATAGTCACTATTTCTAGTATTGGTAACAAATGTTTTTATAACCGTATTACCTTGGCCATCTAATTTATCTTCGATCCATCTTATTCTAGCACACCAATTAGTTATATCTATTGGCTCATTATTATCTGTTTTATACTCAAATGCGATAACGAAAGATGTTCCTTTTTCGATAGTAAAATTATATTCTGCTGCTGGCATGATTTTGTACCTTTAATTTTATGAGAAAAAGTCTCTTGATCTATATGAGTAATTTTGCAGATATCTTGGATTGAAATTGTTTCCAACAAATGGGCTAAAGATTGCTCTAATAGCAGTAGCGTCTTTAACATCCCAATGAGATGTAAGCTCCTCATATAGGGCACAAGGGCCTTTATCTATGACCAATCTTAATCCTTCGAGGCTTCCACCAACACTTAAAGCTGCTGGTCCCAGAGAGGCTCTTATTCCTTCCATAGCGGCTTTTGTTCTTAGTGTACTTTGATCTATTATACAAGCTGCTTTTAACGAAACAAGACTGATAAATATTTCGTCTCTTTCTGTGGTGGGATCCGGAGTTATTTCGGGTTGAATAACATCAACATTATATTGATGCTCTAAAGCAACATCAAATTGAACATATTTAGCCGATACTGCTATGGCTTGTATTAATCTTTCATCACTATAAACTGGATTTTCTGTTAGGTCACTTACTAAAACTCTTACAATAATTGGGATTTCTGCTTTCCAACTCATAGAATCTCCTAGATAAATATAGATGATTTAGAAAATATTTATACCTTTATACTATATGATACACCTAAAAAAAAAGGCCAGCCCTAAGGCCAGCCTTCTTTTTAATCAAGTTTTAATTCGCAAGATTATAGAGCGCCGAGTAGAACTCTACGGTTATCAAGAACAGCGAAACCTTGTTCGGCCCATCCGTAGAAGCCCGCTCTCTTTTGACGATGTAGTGTATCGTCTTCAAAGATTTGTACTTCTTGACGAACTGGCATAATGAAACTGTCTCTCTTACGAAGATCTAGACCAACAACAATTTCAGCTTTATCGTTGGTAGAAACTCCACCAGCATTCTGTGGAAGAGTACCACCAAGAGTGTCGGTATAGAATAGTTGATATTCTTGACCTTCACCAAGCTCGTCTAGGTCGTGTAGATTGATACCGAAAACACGATTTACAGTACCATCAGCAGCTGTATAGATTTCTCTGCGAGTAATTTCATCAACCTGATCTAGACCCCAGTTGCGAATATCTTCCATTGCTTCTGGTGATAGATATAGATCTGTTAATAGACCACGGTTATTACTAGCAGAATTACCGCCACCGTTTCTACGCATAACTGTCTTCATTAAACTGACTAATCTCTTTGTGAAGAGGCCTGGATCAGCATCGCTGTCATAAACAACGATATTACGATCAACGCCAGCAGCTAGAATTGTGTGCCAGCCATCGTCATTCATCTTCTTGACAAATGATCCTTCTAGAACCTCCATAGCACGACCAACAATGTCCCAGCGGGCATCGCGAGCATACTTTAGAAGATAGTCAATTGAAGCGCCGATGTCATAGGTTGGAACCATGACGTAATCGCCTTCAACATGACGCTCTGGAATATAACCATGATTAGGAATTGTATATGCAACAAAATCCTTTTCGGTACCAGGAGCAAGGAAATCTAGTGGAAATTCTGGAGTAGCACTTTGAGCTAATTGAATTGGCTCGAAGATACCGTCTAGAATATCGCCACTGAGCAGACCCTGTCTCAATGGAAGCTCAAGAGCCTTTGCAAATTCTGCATTAGCGGCTAGAGCAACTTCTCTTTGTGATGAACCAGAACGAACGAGAAGATCTGTTAATTCTGGAGTTGGTTGGAATGCTTTGGTATTGACTGACATTTTTTCTCTCCCTTATTGTTTAAGCTTAAGCAATGTTTACGGCGACTTTTGCATAACCATCGGAGTCTTTGCCACTCAAAAACTGGCCGATCTTAACAGAATTGGTGCTTGATGTGCCAATCAATCCGCTTGCGCCGACATAAGCATCGGTACCAGCTGATGGTGATATGGCTGAAACTAGCATATTGGTTGTTACCTGACCCTGACGGAGCAGAGTAACTTTACCACCAACCTGAACTTCATCTTTGTGCCAATTGATGTGTTGTCTTGTTAGATCATAGTTAACAACATCATTTAGCAATACGCCAAGAGGTTTGGATCCGCTTGCAACAGCAGCATAAGCTACAACTGCGGAAGCATCATCCATAGCAACGCCAGAACCGCCAGTTACGGCTGCTACAACGCCACCTCTTTCGCCTGTGGTATTCATGAAGAAAGAAATATCTGTTAGTAATTCAATACGATCTGATTTAAGAGCCATTTTTATTCTCCCTTGTTAAGTTTTTTACCGAGTCTAGCACAAATAAACTCAACTAGTTCTGCACGAGTTGAATCTACAGATGATGTTTGCTCATTTGCAATACTTAGATTAACATCTTCACTTACTTCTACTGTCTCTAATACTTCTGCATCAGCATTATCTTCTGATGCTTTTGGTTTGCTTTTTTTGGTATCTTCCTCTTTATCGTCTTTCTTGAACTTCTCAAGCCAAGGAGGTAGTTTACCAGCAAAAAGACTTGTCATAGCATCAAAAGCTACATCATCTAAAGATTCAAATTTATCCACTGTTGCTGAAGCGATTTCTGTTTCTATGCCAGCTTCAATAAGTGTGGCCATTCTTTTCATTTTTTTCTCTTTTTTAGCCATTTCTTCTTCGTTCTTTTTGTAGCCAGCAATAACTTCGTTTGCGGCTTCAAGTTCAGATTTGGCTTTTTTAACTTCTTCATCTTTCTTTAGCATTTCTTCTTCTGTTTTCTTAGCAGCCTCTTCTTTTTCTGTAAGAGCTACTTCAAGAGATGCTTTTGTGTCTACGATTGTAGCTTCATGAGCTTTGATTGTGTTTTCTAGCTCTATTGTTTTTTCTCTTAAGCTATCAGCTTTAGCTGTTTCAGTAGAAGCAATAGCCTCTAGTTGAGCTTTAATTTCTGCAAATTCTTTCATTACTGATTCGAGATCTAAACTCATAATATTATTCTCCGCGTTTAAGGTTAACGTATTGTTAGATACACCTGCTTTTGATAAATCGCTACTTTTTTCTGTAAATAATTCTGTAAATTCATTTTTACTAAAAATTATACTTTCTGGATTTGCTGGTTTATCAACAAATCCTTTGCCAGAAAAAGTAATTTTTCTAAGAACTCTACCTATTTTATAGTTGTCATGAATACCGTTTCCACCATATGCTCTAAGATATTTTGTTAAATAAGCAGTATCTTCATTTCTGTTTAAGATTTGATAACTACCTGTTGCTGTATCTATAAGACCATAATCAAAACCATTAAAAAAGCACTCCATACTAACAAATTTATTACCATCCTCAATTTCAGATATTAGTTTTTGTGCTCTGTCTCTTAAATCTTGATTGCTAAAACCTTTATAAATAACTGAACCTGTTAATATATGGTATTTTTTTGGTAAATTTTCTATTGGTGTATTTTCATCAATTAAAATACCATCTTCTGTAATAGGCCAATTTGATGTTATATGACCTATTATTAAACTCTCATCGTGCTCAAGATTAGTTGGCTTATCCTCTGGAGTATTTCTAGCTGCCCATACTTCTTCGCTATCAAAAATATCATCATTTTTATTCCAAGAAGATGTAACTAAAATAGATTGTACATAATATAAGTCTGAGTCATCGTATGAAGCTAAGCTTTTGATATGTTTAATATCTGTACTACCTAAAGAATACGGCTCAACAACTGAAGCGTACGAAATAGAAGCTGATGCTTTGATTAAATCTGAAAGACCATCATTTATTTCTTGTGCATATATTTTCATTTTTATTTACCTCGTTATTCTGGATTTGAATACACCATAGAATAAAAAGACGCCTTAGCCTGTTTTTGATCATCAACAGATAGTTCTCTATTTAATGATACTCTCAAATCATTTAACCAATTATTATATAGGCCTAAGATTTGTGAATTTTTTTGATTTTGTATATTTGCAAAAGTTGTTAAAATTAAATTTTCATTTATTTCTAAGAAAGGAGTTGTGCAGAATAGGATTTTAGTTTTGATAATGTCTAACTCTTTGTGTTCTTCTGAGGATAAACTTCTCATATTTTTCTTATTATAAAAGTCTAACATCATTGGATTAATTATTCCGCTTATTTTGTCTTGGGCTTCATTTGCCCAAAACATAAGTGTGGCTCCTGTTTGTGGTTTAAATACTTTTTCTTTTCTGGGTTTTGTGTCTTTTGAATTCTTGGGCCTTCCTTCACCGGCTTCTTTTGGCAAAGATTCTGAAGAATCTTTTGCCAACTTCGTTGGGGAACCCTGAGGGGACTGCGCTGGTTGTTTCATCTCTAAAGCGCTTTTTTCTCCATTCTTTTTCTTATCTAACTGTAGACCAACTTGACTAGGAGTAACAGTACCACTTTGTAAAGCTATTTTTCTTAATGCATTTTCAACTTGTGGATCAAACCATGGACCAGCTTTTCTTACCATTCTTTCACTATCTCTTTCTCTATATTCTCTATTCATTCTGGATTTTTCAACATCTGAATCCAATCCAAATCTTGTCTGCAATAATTCATCGCTAATTAAATTACGATCAGCAAGTTGTATTAATAAAGCTTTTTCAGCATCTTCATTGCTTAAATCCATTCTATCGAATTCTATTTTTGCTGAATATCTGAAACCCATGGCCTTTTGTACTAAAGCAAATTCTTTTTCCCAAAATTCAACTAACATATCTCTTCCATATTGGAGTCTTTGAGTTAGAGTCTTAAGAGATATAAAGTTGTTGGTGGTTCCAGCTGCACCGAAAGTTCCCGTTAATGTAGGAGGAATGCCAAGTCCAGCATAAACGCTATTTAAATGTGGAATGTATTTTCCTTCGCCTAAAAATTGATGTACTGTTGTTCTGCTTTCAAGTAGTTCAATATCTGGTCCCCAAACAAGATCCATTGTTCCACCGCCAACATTATTTCCCAAAATTTGTGCTAGTTTTGCTGTTGCTGCTTTAGTGGGAGCTATTTTATGTTCTAAACTTCCTAATTTAAAAATTCTAATATTACTGATTGCTCCATCAAGAGCTGCCATATCAGCAAGCTTTAATTTTTCAATAATTGTTATATCATCCATGATAGCATAGATCATAGGGAATGACCAACTCTGCCAATCATCTTTCTTATAATGAAAAACGATTGTTTTTTCTGGATCTAGAGGATAAGGTTTTTTAGCTTTTGCTGCTTCTAATATAGCTGTTGGAAGATTACCAACTATTGTTTTTTCTGCTTCATTTTTTGGATTTGCTATTAGTTTACGAATATTGGCTGGTAGTATTAGTTCATATGTTTTTTGTTGAACGAATGAAGATAATGCTCCTGCGCTAACCTCAACAAGAGTAGGATCAAGAAAGGTATACTTCCATGGTATCTCTCTTTTTTCCAATTTTACTTCATCAATATCAGCTATTTGTAAATCAGGAGATGCTGTGGCTTTATATAAATTTTCTGTTGCTTTTAAACTTAACTTTCCAGTTTGTCTATTAATAATTACATTACCAGTTTTATATAAATTATTTAGAAATCTTTCACTTCTTTCTTTTCCATTTACTTTTTTAAACCATCTTCTATAAAATCTTTCTATTCTTTTATTTTTATGAATTGGTTTTATTCCTTGACTACCAAAATCTCCCATAAGATCAATAACATTTTTTACTAGTCCAACTCTTTGATATATGTCTTCAGCTTTTTTGATAATGAGCTTAAATTCTTTAGGAATAGCTTCATCTGGCCTGAAGAAATAGTAGTCAGATTTTGTTAATCCTGGGCGTCCAGATGTATTTTTATCAAGGTTAGAATAATCTAAACCATATCTTCTCATCGATGTTGCGTGTTCAACACCAGTAAATTCGGCTAATGATTCTCCAGTTTTTTGTAATGCTTCTTGTTTACTGGCTAAGTCATCGCCCCAAGCAACATATGCCTGTTCATTAGATAGCTCAGCATTTTCTATAGATTCACTTCTTGGATATCTTTTAGCCATATTTATATTTATATTGTAATAGAATTATAATTGCATTACCTGTTAATACACAATTTTATTTATAAATCCCTAGATAATCAGCATCATTAGCTCCCGATGTGAACCATTCTGGTCCTTTATACATTTGGCCATTATGCTTTACTATATCTTTGGAATTTCCACCTACTACATCATAAGAGATAGTCTGCAAAGTTCTATTCATTTGACGAGCTAACATATTTGCTATTACTAAAGCACTATATCGGTCTTTTCTTAAACGACCCTTTTTACCCCCTTGTAATTTAACTTCTGGAGTATCCCATCTGTCTCTAGCTCCTGATCCTGTACTAGTTGATGTCATAACTATAGTGGTTAATTCATTTTTTAATTCTTCTATTTCAATAATACATTCGCTTAAACTATCATATATTGGATTAAGATCAGATTCTAAAATATCTTTGCCTTCTTGATCTAATGCTAATCCTAGAGTTAAATTATCAAATCTTGGAAATAACAAGATTTTATCTTCAAAGTCTTTTCTTAATCCGTGATTAGCCTGTGCTGTCCAATCAGCCCTAGCGAATTGAACTAACTCTATGATGTGTAATCCTGGTTGATCATCAGTATCCTTGGCTTTATCATAGTCTATAACTGGCCAAATTAGATTTTCTCCATCTTCTATCTTCGTAGGATCATGTAATGCTTCTTCTATAGCAACACCACCGCCCTGAGCATCCATGCCTATTCTGCTACATGGAAATATTTTCATTAAGTTTCTAATTTTTCTCGCACAAAACCCATAGAAGTCATGATCTTGAACTAGTCCAGTTTTTAGTCTTTCTTTAAAGTTGCTCCTGTTCGTTGTCCAAGTATAAACTATTCTTGAATGATCATTATGTATTTCTAATATAACTATACTGAAATTATCTTGTTCGCTAGCCGGATCAATTCCGTAGACATATGAGCATTCTGGTTTTCCTTTAATGGTTGCATCAAAAATTATTGGTTTATTTCCTATTATTATTTGGTTAGAATCAGAAACTACGCAACTTTCTATTAAGCTTCTTCTAAAAAATCCTTCACTATCTTTAACAAAACATGCGGCATATTCCATATTATATATACCATTATGTATTGTTGCTTTAGCTCTGCTAACTTGTTTATCATCCATGAATCCTTTGGGGATTAATTCGTATGGTATTCTAATTATGCTATAGTCTCTCCAATTAAAATTACTTGGAATTTCTCCTTTAAAAATTTCCTCTAATTTACGTTTATCTCCTTGGCTTTCTATAATAGTTTTATAGCGTCTCCAGTAACTAGCAAAGTGTTTAAAGGCATAATCTGCTGTTCCGGAGATTATTGCTTGATTACCCATTTTATATTCTAGTTGTTCTAGCTCTTCATTCCATAAACCAGCATCTATCATAGCTTGACGTTTTGCTTGCTCTTTCACATTCTGAATAGGGCTAGCAGATACGGATGCGAACCCCAAGACTACTGTTTCATAAATATCTGGCGATATAGATGCAAATTCGTCAGCAATAATTATGTGTGCGCGTAAACCTCTGATCTTGCTTCCATCGCCCATAGGAATAGCAATTGTCCAACTATCTCCTAATCTGATAGTACATCGGTCAACATCTCTTCTTGGGCCATCGTCATTGCCATTGAATATGCTTCGTAATATGGGGCTATTGCGCCAAATAGTTTCCATGTATTCAAAAATAATTTTACTTTGTCTAAATGCTGCTCCAACCACAACAATTTTTGTACCAGGATTAAATGTACATTTAATAACACAATATAATGCTAATAAAAACGATTTACCCCATCCACGACTGGCTATATACATTGGAAATGGTCGGATCCAGAATTCTTGTAAAATAGCTGTTTGTATGGGATGAAGCTCTATATTAAATAGTAGTTTGGCCATACTTCCTATATATCTAGGATTACGAAGTATTTTCATTAGATGAAGATCAGGTAGTTCTATATCTTTTTCTGATCTATTGATCATTAAATTTTTAGCGATATCCAGTTTGTCTAGATCTCCTAGACCCAACCAAGCATCATCAAATATCTTTTTTTGAATGTCGTTCAATGTAGTCTACCTTTTTAAGAATATACTCTGCCATTTTTTCAGCATTATCAGCGTCGCCACAAAAAACAACTTTTATATTATGATATAATTGTAATTCTAAGATATGTTTCATAATAAATGATGGAGAAATTTTAATCTTGTCCCACAGTCTTCTGGGTAAACTAGATCCTACTGGATATATAAGAATATCTTCTAAATCAAATTCTAATAAAACAAAAGAATGTTTAATCTCACTAAGTCTTTTTACGACATCTTTAAATCTACTCTCTGTAATATTATTAGCAAATTCACAAACACTTTTTTTTCGCTCAATTGCTAAAACATGCTCCAAACCCTCTATGCTATAGTCTCCAGTATCTAATTTTTTATTAGCTTTAACATAGTGGTCAAAAGACCATGGTTGTTGTTCTCTAGTATCAACTATTATTGTAAAATCATTATAGTTTGTCATTTATTTTTACTAGATACTATTCTATGAAATACAGCTTCATATATAGTTTCTAAGCCCTTTATCATTTTGTGATGCACAGAACATAATGTAATACCATTATACACAGCAAATCGTAATTGCGGATATTGTGCCCATGTTTTTATGTGATGAGCATTTAATTTTTTTTTCAGATAACATCCTGGCCATTGACATTGGAATTTATCTCTTTTATATACTGCTGATCTCCATTTTTTATATTCTGGATCATCAAAATTACGTTTCATTTTTTATATCACTATATACCATATCTTTAATTAGATCATCAAAAGTATATGTTCTTTTCCAATTTAGTATATTTTTAGCTTTGCTACAATCTCCTAAAAGATATTCTACTTCAGCTGGTCTAAATAAATCAGAATTAATATTAACATAGTTTTTATAATCTAAATTAACAGTACTGAATGCTTTTTCTAAAAATTCTTGTACGCTATGGGTTTCTCCACTTGATATAACAAAATCATCAGCAGTATCTTGTTGTAACATTAGCCACATTGCCATAACATAATCAGACGCATGACCCCAATCTCGATGAGCATCTAAATTTCCTAGTTGTAGTTTTTCTGTTGTTTCTTTCCTAACAATTTGTCCTATATACTTTGTTATTTTTCTAGTAACAAAATTTTCTCCACGCCTTGGACTTTCGTGATTAAAAAGTATTCCACAGCAACAAAATAAATTATATGCTGATCTATAAATTTGTACCATATGATGCGAAGCAAGTTTAGCTACTCCGTAAGGACTTTGAGGTAGCATTCTGGTATTTTCATTTTGATATTTTTTTCCACTAGAATCAGTTTCATAGTTTCGCCCAAACATTTCACTTGTTCCTGCCTGATAAAACTTGGTATGAATACTATGATTTTTAATAGCCTCAAGAATATTAATTACTCCCACAGCATCAATTTCAAATGTTGTTGTTGGCTGTTTGAAACTTGTTCCCACATGACTCTGAGCGCCTAGATTATATAATTCTTCTGGTTGATACTTTTTTACCAACGTATTTATGCCGCTAGGATCTGTAAGATCAAATTCTTCTAAAATAAAATTTTTATGATGAATCAAATGATTTATACGACCAGTATTATTGGTGCTGCTTCGTCGATGTAATCCCACAACAACATATTCTTTTTGTAAAAGCAAATCTGCAAGATAGCTTCCATCTTGACCAGTTATTCCCGTTATTAATGCTGTTTTCATGAGTTTTCCGTTACGCTTTCAGGAGTAAGAAATGGTTTGTCAACAGTATTATCAGCAAATGAATGATAACTTTCTAATTTTTGTTTGTGCTTTTCTGTGGCCATTGCTAATATTTCCATTTCTCTTCCTTCTTTTTCTCTTATCTCTTCGTCTTCTAGCATTCGTATTAATCCTGTCCAAGAGCTTTTACCATCTTCTATTCTTTTGATTCGTTGTTCACGAGTGGCCTTAAGGTCCTTACTAATTTTTTGTTGCTCATTAAGTAATTTAGTATATTCATTGGTATAATTTGCTATGCTATTTCGTGCGAAACTCAAATTAGTTTCCATATTGGCTAATTTTGGAATATCTCTTTGATCTTCAGGTTTATTATATTCTTTGTCTACTTCTTTTTGAAGTTTATCAGTTTCACTAATGTGTCGTTTTCGTTCTTTCATGCTTCTATTAACTAAAATTTCGATAGTAATAAATTGTTTAATTTGTAATTCTTCAGCGGGCAATACATCTTCTCTGAATTGTTTGATTAAACCTACCCAAGTATCTTCAAATAGTTTTAATTCTCCACTATCATCATCAAACTGTTTGAGAATCTCATTCCAGAAAGGTTTTTTATGAAGCTTTACTTTTAAGTATCTATCATCATTAGAATCAATATCTTTAGAAAATAGCTCATTCTCATTAATATATCTTTGAATAGGTTGAATATTTCTGTTTAAATTATCGGCTATTTGTTGAGCAGATAAAGATGAGATATTATCTGTTATGTATTTTTCTTCATCAAGGCTGAGTTGGCCTCTTTTTTTAGGTATTTTATAGCTGGAATCCGTGGTCATGTAACAGATCTTTTATATAAAGGAGAAATTTTGATAGATCATTTTTACTAATTTTTTCACCATACTTTAATTTTAGATATGTTTCTCTATTTTGATGATTAACATGAATATCCAATATATCTAGTATTTGTTGATTAGAAATCATTTCGGGAATATCTTTAAAAGAATTTGGTGAGTGGGTTTCATTAATATCTTCCATACCAATAGGTTTCATAATGTTCTTTTTGCTATTATTTCTAGTTTCCCAGCTGTTATATAGTTCGCAATCATTTTTATTAGAATATTCTTCACATTGATTGGTGGATTTTTTGCAGTGTGGGTCGTATAGGGGGCAATTCAAACATGGCTTATCGGGCCTTTGGTAGTTATCTCTTTTGTAATTAAAAAGTCGATTTCTAACGTGGGTCCATAAGAAATTTTCTAGTGGACGGTTATTGTCATATTTTTCTAATCCTTCAAGAGCAAATATTGCTGCTTGTTGTTTAATATCATCATATCCATGATATCCAAACTTAAATTTGTGAGCTAATCTTTTGCTAATATTTTCTAAAGCTTGTAAAAATTCTTCTTCAGAAACATTATTTGGTAATGATGAGCTATTTTTTTTCTGAGATTTCTTCGTTGGTTTTTGTGTTTTTTTGGTCATATAATAATTGAGCTATGCTTTTTCCTTCTGGCAATAATAGATCATTGGACACGTCAGTACCTGACGATTTAACAATTAAAACTGAATCGACCATATTTAATTGGGGATTAGTCATTTTTTCTCCTTGCGCGAAACTTGTCAACTACTACTATAATATGGTTCTTACACATTTAGTCAACTTTAATGAAGGAATACTATTTTATGGCAACATATAAAAAGTGGAATGGTACTGAAATTGATTTTATACAGAATAATCATAACCTTCTTTGTGATGAGGCTTTGGCCGTAAAACTAAGTCAAATGACTGGTCAAAATATCACAACAGCAATGGTTCGTCGTCAAAGAAGAAAATTAGCACTAAAGAAACCCAGAGGACGTCCAAGTAAGATTGCTAAGCTTCAAACTGCTACACCAACATCGGGGGAAATCGGCTAATATGAAAAATATACCGAGATTTTTAATTTTAGGAATATTATTTTGTTGTATGGGAGCTTGTCCATGCTGGATGAAAAGTCAGCCAGTTTATGCGTCAACCCCAGTAGTGACTGTGGTTCCCACGGTGGTATATCAGCCAATAACCTTGTATCAACCAATAGTTGTGCAGGAAGTAAGGGTGGTGCCAATTGTGGAAAATAAGGTGGTATATAGACCAATAAATTCTTATTATATGAATCATGGACACTATTATCAGTCAATTCCTTATGGATACTATAATCAGTATGATCCATGGATCGGATATAACTACTAAAATAAAAAGCTTTTGAGTCTTTTATAACAAAGGGACAGGCTTCGGCTTGTCCTTTTTTTATATACTCATGGGGAAAGTGGCTATTAAACTGGCTAATTATATATGATGGTGCTTATTGTTTATGGACCACCGGCGACATTAACGCAAAATGTCGTAGACCCCTTTAGAAATGAAAAAACCCCCTATCTTAACAGGTGACATAAAGTGTTGTGGGATAAGACTTTACGACGAGTGATAGATGCAAGGGTTGTGCCAAACTCTTGTGGGATAAGCACTTACGAACCTTACGATATTTTAAGCAAACTTTTCTGTTGACGATTAAAGAGAAGATGGTATAATGTCGATATGAGAAACATGATGAT